ACCATTAGTTCCGTCATTTTCTATCCACGCACTGTAACTATTACCTGTATTTGTTATATGTAAAGGATATGTGGGGCTGTTAGTTCCAATACCTATTTTGTTACCCAATCCTTTAGGATACAATTTCCCAGAACTAGATGTCCACAATGCACCGGGTACATTTCTTAAATTAGATGCGTCTCCGAAAAAATTAGTACCTGAAACGTTTAGACCACTGATATAAAATAATGTTTTAGTACCCGAAACTACTTTTACTTGATAACCTGAATTTCCTGATATGTGTATTTTAGCCGAAGGTTCTTTGGTTCCTATTCCAACATTAGTACCTGTCTCGTGACCAAATACACCCGCAGAAGCTGATGACCAATAAGTAGCATCAGATAAAGCACTTAGGTCTGCTTGCCAAAAAGCAGTTGTTCCTGCCAAACTTCCAGATAAAGTAGTTCCTACAAGAGTAGCTCCTGTAGTATAATAATTTAAATCTGTAGCGGAAGCTGTAACTGTTGGGGAAAGTTCATTAGATGCATTCAAATAAAAAGCAGCTGTATTATATGCTAAGTCTAAAGAATTAACACCAGTATCAATTTTAATAGGATATTTGGTTCGAGCATCCACTTTAACAAATCGTTTAGCACTTCCGCCGCTTTGATAAATTTGATAAGATGTAGCAGCTCCACTAGCGATGTTACTTACGATATTTCTATATCCGTGTGAACCTCTTTTCTTTCTATACGGCATCAATCCCTCTACATTATATAGCTCACGCTAATTAAAAAGCTTTGGGGTTTTTGTATGGAACCCCATAACCATCTGATATTATCTATCAGTCTTAACTGTGAATTAAGATACAGCCAACTTCAGGTTTGACAATCTTAAGTCCATATCTCATTGACATATATGAACCTACGATACCAAATCCGGGGTTAGCTTCTTCAACAGTTAGAGGACGTCTCTCGACGTAAGCTACTGGTTTTTCTGATAAATCGAAAACACCAAATCTTCCAGATGGAATCCAAGGGCTTACTCTTACATTCAAACCATACAAGCTTCCTACTAATCCATTGCTAGCAGTTCTTCCTAATGGAGAACCTTGTAGCGTGGCTTTACTAGCTGTGTCTTGATGTCCGCCACCTTCTGGTGGAGCAACATTTGCAAACGCAGTTGTAAAGTCAGCCAAATCTAGTAATGATTTGTAGTGAGCTGGTGATATCATTACAGTGTCTGCGGAATATCCGTATGCACCAATGATGTCGATAGCTTTAGTCAAGTCCTGCATTGAAATAATTCCAGAGCTTGAAGCTGCAGGTGTGTAGTGGGTCCTTTGTAGACGTGAGTCTGTTTCCAAACCATACGCATACAAACGTCCACTGTTCACAGCACCACCACTTGCGATAAATCCACCATAGATGTTTTTATCGAAATCGGTAATTCCACTGCTTCCAGTTTCTGCGGTTATAATTCCAATGTCTGAACCGTCTATTCCGGTTCCTAGAGTTGTGTCACCTAGACCAAAGACTGCATATATCATATGCTTAGTCATATGTCTGTCAACAGCTCTACGAGCCTCATTGAGGGCCAATTCAACTTCGTTGAATCTTGAATCCTCAATCATTCTTCGGGTTACACCGACGGCTATTCCCCATTCCTTAACACTTACACGCTCGGAGCGTAGTTTAGTGTGTTGGTATTGTGGAGTGCTTCCTTCATCAATCTGTTCTAGATTCATAGATGGAAGACGGAAGGTTAAATCGATGTCTCCTCCTGTGTCTGTGGACATACTATCTGCAAACAACTGCATTGTATCCAAATCGGTTACATTGTAGTCTTCTAGTGCATCTTTGTAGTCAACAAGGATACGTTCACCCGTACCGCCTGTTGCTGCATATGCACCCTTGTTTACAGTGGTTAGTACTCCACCTTTTGTCGTTATACTTGCAATCGCCATAATTTCCTCCTTATAGTAACATTATCTTCCTGTGATGTACACCATTGGCTCCATCTTGCAGACAGATAGCTGTTGCATTGGATATGTTATAAGCTACTTCTAATGTTCCTTCGGCTTTTGCCTCCAGCATAGAACCAGCTGTTGCAGCGGTACCACTTACATAAGCATTGAGGACAATACCTCGACCTGATACTACATTTACTATGTTACCGGAAGTTGCATTTGTTAATGCTACACCCAATAGTCGGCCACCACTTACAGTACACGCATCGACTTGTTCGTCAGCTGCGGTCATTTGTAATGGGTCACCAGCATATATGGTTGAACCGGCGGTAAATGGTAATATACGGGACGGAGCACCACCATCATTGATTATGATTTCTGTTGTGTGTGTCGTTGCTTTCGCCATACTTACTTACCTCTTTTTATTCCTCAAGCGCCTTCTTGTTGAGTCTCATTTTTCCATTTACCATAGAAAACATCCTCTCGACCTGCGGCTCTTGTTCTACAGGCTTATTCTCGGACTCGTGAGCCTTTCCTTTACCAAAAGTCTTTTCAGACTCTGGTTGAGGAATTGCTTCCAAGGCGTCGTTAAATCCTACAAGACGGGTTTCTTCCCAAGCAGTTAATTCTTCTGCTCGAGCCTCTTTTCCATCTTCTTTGATTGTACCCAGAAGGACTTCCTTAGAGATTACGTTACCAACAAGCTCAGCTTTACGTGCTGCCACTTCAGCGGCTTGTCTCTCCTCCTCAAGTTTCTGGAATGCGGCGACTTGGTTCATAGCCTCTTCATATTTTGTTTGCAAATCAGAATAGTTACCATTAACTTCATCCAATTGCTTCTTATATGAAGCGAACTCACGTTCCAACAATGTTTCAGCGTCGGACGATTTTACGTCCTTCTTTTCCTCGCTCATTGTATCTACCTCTTTTTCTGTCCCTTCGTGGGACTCACATTCACACGATTTTTCGTCTGAACAAGAATCGCAACAAGGCTCTTCCTTTTCCTCATCGTGTGATTCACATTTCTCGCCAATTGTACATTCACTACACACTGGAGTTGACACATCGTTCTCAATGAACGAGACCTCTACAGGTCGAATGTTAGTTGCATATGCATCTCCCATCACATCAACATCTTTTGAAAACCAATCGATACTGACGTGCGTGACATCCCCTTCCTTTACTTTATTAACCATATCATAAGCCCGTTCAGATTGCTCTGAAACTTGGGCCAACATCTTGATGGCTATCTTTCCATTATCCATTTCCTCAATCTCAGGATTAATTGCCTTTCCGATTAACTCTTCAGGCGTTCTCTGATGATTAACGTAAATAGGAAGCTCTTTGAAAGCTTCTACACTATTCTTAAGCATTTGCGGCTCTATATAAACTTTTTGTTCCTCACCTTCTACTTCGTAGTCGTGCCTACCCGAAGTAATAGCTATAATAGGAAACTCTACCAATTCTGACGATTCTACGTCACTTATACCGGCACTTTGAATTTCAAAATCTAATGCAAAGGTTCTTCTTTTTTCTTCACTAGAACCTGTACCAAATTCTTTCTCGTGACCGTTTTCTTCTATCCACATTTTACACATTCCCTGTGCCATTCCTTCGTGGTTTTCTATTCCCTTCTTTTTGAGTCGAGGGCTTAACTCTGACATACATCGTTGATATGAGCTCATATTAGGCCTCCTTTTTTTTATCTGCTTTCTTTTTAGGTTCGTATGCTTTACGTGCTGTTTTGCGTACATCTCCTTTCTTGGTGGTTCCTTTCTTTCGGTCCCCCTTTGCGTTAGCAGATGGTTTATTTCCTCTGTTTTCGGTACGCGCTTTCTCTTGTGTTTTATCTTGATTGCGTCCTCCCGAAACGTTAACATTTTCAGCAGTGTCTTGAATAGGGACTACACCTTCTGGGTCTAATCCCCTCTCTGCTCTAACTTCACCCGGTGCTAAGACGCCTTCCGATAAATAAATCATATCGGTCTTGGCTTTAGTAAAAGCGTCTTCTACATTGAGTGCTCTAAATACAAATCGTATTTCTTCTCCCAATTGAGGCATCAATTGAGAATTAATAGCAGATTCAACTGACTTCTGTAAATATTTAACATAAGGTTCAAATATAGGACGTGCCTCTTCTGGGTTCGTCCACATCGAACGTGGTATTTTAAGGGCCATATGGATTTTATCTAATATATCATCAGTGTATTTTCCATATTCAAATGCTCTTTGTGTTCCTTCTAACTCTTTTATAACTATATCATTTCCGTGTATTATATCTTCGCCGGGTTCTAAGTTATTAAACGCATCAACAATCTCATTAATCTTATCAGGGCCATAGGGCATATCAGGAAGCCCGGCGGAAATGTCGAACCTAGATACAGCATATTTGTTAAGCGCGGCTGCAATGTCTCTTTCGGCATAATCTTTTAAATCAACTAAATAAAGAATTGGGTGGATATCAGATAATCCATATGCATAATCATCGAAAGGATTGTTCTTTAATTCAATTATTTCCTTTTCTTCGAATCTAACATCTTCTTTGTCATCCCCAAGTTCTTGATAATAATATTCTATTTGTCCGTGTTCATTCCTCTTCACATACATATTCTGAGACGACCTTAATACAAGATTATCTCCAGTCCATTCTAAATAAGATGTTCCAAAAATTCGAGCATTACGTATCCAACTGTAAATAACCATATCTACGTTAATATCAACAAACATCTTGTTTATCTTTTCTCGAAGTTCCTCATCTTCCGTAACAATATCATAACCGTCTTTAACGGCATAAAAACAAGGTAAATCTATTAATGACCTAACTAATGGGTCTGCTAAATAAACATTCATATAGGTTCTATTATCTCCGATATGAGGTTCATAATTGCGGCCGGGCCACTGTCTTCTTAGTTTTAATCTACGGATAATCCCTTCTCCGTAATTCAGTGGTTTATCCTTTTTGTAAGCAGGATTAGACCCCACACTGGCAAAATCCT